TACCTTCTCGTAAAATCCACGTTAGAAGTTTGTTACCAGTAGGTACAATCTCTCAAGGATTATTTACTTTCCCTCAAGAAACTGGTGGTGAAGGTGCTCCTGCTAACCAAACTCAAGGTAGTGCAAAGGCTCAAGTTGATTTCGATATCAGCATGGTTAATGCTCCTGCACAAGTTATCGCTGGTTACGTTAAAATCTCTCGCCAAATGTTAGATGACGTTCCTGCTATGACTTCTTTCTTACAATCTCGTTTGTTAGAGAAATACTTAGTAGCTGAAGATAGCCAATTATTATTCGGTTCTGGTTCTGGTGTTAACTTGCAAGGTATCACTGGTGTAGCTTCTGCTGCAACTGGTGCTGCAACTGTAGACGTTGAGCAATTAGTACAAGCTATTGCACAAGTTGAAAACAGCAACTACTCTGCAACTGGTATCTTAATCAATCCTTTAGATTGGGCTGCTATCGTAAACACTAAGAACACTAACTCTGCGTACTCTTTACCAGGTTCTACAGTGGTTACAACTGATGGTCAATTATCTATCGCTGGTATTCCTATCTTCAAGTCTACAGCAATGACTGTTGACAAGTTCTTAGTAGGAGACTGGTCAATGGGTGCTCAAATCATGCAACGTAATGGTATCTCTGTTCAATTCTTTGACCAAGATGGTAACAACGCTGTTGAGAACATGATTACAGTTCGTGTTGAGGCAAGAATCGCATTCCCTATCTACTACGCTGGTGCGTTTGTATATGGTGATTTCGGTAACGTAGCTTAATCTTAGATTAACTCAAATATAAAGGGGTGGCCAAAAGCTGCCCCTTTTTTATGTCTACTATATTTTAGTTATTTTTGTAAAAATATCGGTATATGCAGATTATAAGAGATGTCACAACCACAATAGAGCCAGTTTCTGAACCAATAACATTGGCCGAAGCTAAGAACTATCTAAAGGTTGACTTTGATGATGATAACGACTTAATTAGCTCTTTAATAGTGGCTGCAAGGGTTAGATTAGAAAAATATGCTGGGGTGGCTATGACAGCTCGTACTTTACAAGTTGTAGCCTATGTAGATGAGTTTATAGAATTACCTTATGCTCCACTTAACAATATCACTAAGGTTGAATATTGGGATAACAATGATTGGACAGAAATGACAATCCCTCAGTACAATATCTTAGGCACTACTTACAAGAAGCTATACATGAACTCCTTTACTCACATGGAGTTTAGATTCACTTATACTTGTGGTTATGCAACTACTCCTGCAATAATGAAAACAGCCTTGTATAAGATACTTGCTGATTTATACGATTACAGAGAATCTTCTGTTGAGGATAGTAAACCAAATGCTAATATAGCATCTGCATACGAACTAATGAAGCCTTATAAACGAGTAAGCATAATATTATAATGATAAGTAGACTTAAAAATAGGATTACTTTCCAATCTAAGGTTTCAGAATCTGATGGTGCTGGTGGTCAAATCTTAACTGATGTTGACTACTATACTTGTTGGGCTGAGATATTTAGGGATAATCAAAACAAGACAAACATAGCTGGTAAGGATTCTATATCAGATAACATTGTTTTTAGGATAAGAGATGCCAATAGTATCTCTATTTCTAATGACCTTACTATTTTGTATGATAGCAATATCTACTTGATTAGCAGCGTTATAGATGAATTTGATGGTCATAACTTTTTGAGAATCACTTGTTCTACCTTAAAGAGAGTTGGTACTTGGGATAGTATTACTGCTTTCTGGGAGAATATCAGTACAACCTGGGAAACTACTTAATGTCATTTACTATAAATAAAACAGCAAGTGTTACTAACCTATCAAAAAGGTTAAAAGAGGCACCTCATGTTATTACTCAGCAAGTGCAGAAGATAATCAATGAGTCTGTTTTGACTATTGAAAAAAATGCAAGAACAAGGGCACCACAAGGCAAAGTGAATGGGGGAAGATTAAAGGCTTCTATTTATAGTACTCCTTACAATATGAACGCAGGAGCAAAGGTGGGTTCAAGTGTATTCTATTCACCTTTTGTTGAGTTTGGAACTGGGCCTGGGCCTGGAGACGCATTTCAAATTCCAGTGTATAGAAATTTAAATATGAACCAACTTGAGGGCTACGCACAGACGTTTAAACGAAATAACGGAAATGTAGTAAATTTGCCCCATAGACCATTCTTATTCAACTCGGCTTCAGAAGAACTATATAAAATGGTTACTAAAATAAAAAAAATTAAAATATAATGGCTACTCTTCAAGGTAAAGCGGTAAAAAATACATATAGACAAGTACTACAGATTGGTGCTAATAATGTTGGAGTAAGTGGTACTTTACAGCCAGTACAAGATGGTGGTGGTATCAATACCTCTCTTTCTCTTTCAACTAATGCAGCTACAATTACTGGTACGCTAACTATAAATGGTGATTTAATCATTACTGGAGGTGGCATTCAGATACAAGATTTAATTGATGATACAGTAGCAAGTTTAATTCAGAATGGTACTGGAATCACTTGGGCTTATAACGATACTTTAAGAACTTTAACTCCGACTATCACTATTGCAACTGCAGATGGTGGTGTTCAAGGAGATTTCGTACAATATAATACTGGTGCAGGTGAAGCTAATGCTGTAGCTAAGATGTACTGGAATACTAATGATGGCACTGTTGACTTAGGATTGATGGGCGGTAATGTAGTATTACCAATAGGTCAAAAGCAAGTTGCAAGAGTACTTAATAACTCTGGTAGTATCTTAAACAAATCTGCTTACCAAGTAGTTAAGATTACTGCTGCTCAAGGTCAAAGATTAGCTGTTGGTTTAGCACAAGCTAATAACGATGCTAACTCTACTGATACTTTAGGTTTAGTAGCTGAAAATATCGCTAATAACCAAGAAGGTTTTATTACATCAAGCGGTTTAATAACTAATGTTGATACAACTGGTGACTTACAATTAGAAGATTGGAACGATGGTGATGTTTTATACCTTTCTCCAACTACGCCAGGTGCAATTACCAAGGTTAAGCCAGTAGCTCCACAACATACAGTTATTGTTGGTTTTGTAGTTTATGCTCATAAGAACAATGGTAAAATCTATGTAAAGGTTGACAATGGATACGAATTAGATGAACTACACAATGTAAAAATTACATCTGTAGCTAATAACAATGTTTTAAGATATAATTCATCTTTAGCTGTATGGGAAAATGTTGCACCTATAACAACTTGGATTACAGAAGGAACTAATTTATACTATACTCAAGGAAGGTTTGATTCAGCTTTCGCTGCTAAGAGCACAACGAACTTGGCAGAAGGAACGAATCTTTATTGGACAACAGCAAGAGGTAATGTTAATTTCGCTACTAATCTTGCTGCAAGTACTACAACCAATTTGGCTGAGGGAACTAACTTGTACTTTACAAATCAAAGATTTGATTCAAGATTCGGTACAAAGACTACTACTGATTTAACAGAGGGTACAAACCTTTATTATACTCAAGCAAGATTTAATACTGCTTTTGATGCTAAGACTACTACAGACTTAGATGAAGGCACTAACTTATATTATACAGATGCTCGTGCAAGACTTGCATTATCCTCATCTGCGACTGGTTTAAGTTATGCTAACAATAGTGGTGTATTCAGCTTAACTGCTGGTTATGCGATTCCTACTACGGTTAAATTAGGTCAATACGATATAGCGTACAATCGTTCTATCGTATCTGCTGCAGTAACTGGTACATCAACAAAGACTTTAAGCCTAACTCAACAAGATGCTAACGTAATAACAGCAACTTGGACTGACCAAGGTATAACAACAATAAACGGAACTGCTAATCAAATAGCAGCTACAACTGTAGGTAATACTACAACTCTTGCATTTACTAATGACGTTACAATGCCAAACAACTTAGTTGTAAGTGGTAACTTAACTATCAACGGTACTGCAACTTATGTAAACACTCAATCAATATCTGCTAAAGACCCATTGTTTGAGGTAGCTAACGATAACAATACTACAGATGCTGTAGATATTGGATATTATGGCAGATATTACGATGCAGCTCAAACTCGTGTTGAGTTTACTGGATTATTTAGAGATGCTTCTGATGCTGGTAAGTTTAAGTTCTTTACTGGTTTAACTGTAGAACCTACTAACGTAGTAGATACTACTGGAACTGGATATACTGTTGGTACATTGGTTGCTAACGTAGAAGGTAACTTAGCTGGTACAGCAAACGCTGCAAATCAGTTATCTACTGCAAGAAGCATATCTGCAACTGGAGACGCTGCATGGTCAGTTAGCTTCGATGGTAGTGCAAATGCTACTGCTGCTTTAACATTGGCTAATACTGGTGTTACTGCAACAACTTACGGAACTTCTACGGCTGTACCTACAATCGCTGTAGATAGCAAGGGTAGAATTACAAGTGCTTCTAATACAAACATTACTTTCCCAGTAACAACAGTTAACGGACAAGCTGGAACAGTAGTTTTAACAACTTCTGATATTGCAGAGGGTTCTAATCAATACTTTACTTCAGCAAGAGCACAAGCATCTATTACTGGTGGTGCATCTTCTGTAGTAACTGCAGATTTAACTGCTTCAAGAGCATTGGTGTCTGATGGTACTGGAAAGATTGCTGCAAGTGGCTCTACAACTGCTACTGAGATAGGATATGTTGCTGGTGTAACAAGTGCAATACAAACACAATTAAATAGTAAATTAAATCTTAGTGGTGGAACTTTAACTGGAGGTCTAAGTGGAACTACTGGAACTTTTAGTGGTATTTTAACTACTCCACAAGTAAAAGCTGCAACAAGTGCTGGTTTAAGTATCAATGCGAATAGTGGTACTCAAGTAGCTGATTTTGGTGCTGGTGGTAGTGCTAATATAACTTTCTTTGGAGGATTAAGTGGTACAAGTGCAAATTTTTCAAGTACAGTAACAGCGTCTTCTTTAGTTAAGAGTGGTGGTACAGCATCTCAGTTCTTAAAAGCAGATGGTTCAGTAGACTCAAGCACATATTTAACAACATCTGCCGCATCAAGTACTTATTTACCTTTATCTGGTGGTACGCTTACTGGTGCTTTAAATGGTACAAGTGCTACGTTTAGCGATGCATTAAGTGCAACAACTGGTAGCTTTACTGGTAATGTTTCAGTAACAACAAGTAGTGCTCAATTAACTTTAAAAGCGTCTAATACATCTGCTGGTGGTTCTTTAGTATTTAGAGGCACTTTAACTGGAGGAGCACAACAATTCCAAGGATTTATTGCAGCCATTCCACTAAATTCTAATGATAATACTTCAGATTTATCTTTTAATACTTATAATACTGGTTCTATTGTTGAGGGAATGAGAATTAAAGCTAATGGTAATGTAGGAATCGGAACGAGTAGTCCAGATGTTCCTTTAGAGGTATATAAAAGTGCTGGTGGTCCAACATTAAGAATTACAAATTCTGGAACAGGAGCTGGTTCAGGAAATGGTTTTCATATTGGGTCAGACGTTACTGCTCCATTTGATGTAGCTTTTGTTCAAAATGAAAATGCTTCTCAAGTATTTTATACCAATTCTACCGAACGAATGAGAATCACATCGGGTGGTATTGTTCAAGTTGGAATTGGAACTTTTACAAGTGCAAATGGTGGTTTTGCTTTAAAAGGTAATGGTGGTGACCCTTATATGTCTTGGCATTCAGATAGCGGTACAAGATTAGGGTATATTCAAATGCAGACAAGTGGTGTTACCATTTTTCAATCAACTCAAAATGTATCTTTTTCTGGTGGTAGTGTTGGAATAGGAACTACAAATGTAAGCGGAAGATTGGTTGTTTCTGCCGATGACGTGCAATATGTGTTAAGGTCACAAAATGCTTCTGGTGGTAATCCAAATCAATTTTATATTCAACATAGTTTAGCAAATGTTTTAATTGGTAACGATAGGGGAATTGTAGTTTATGGTAGCACTTCAGATTATAGACTAAAAGAAGATTTACAAGATTATAATGGATTAGATATTATTGGTAAATTAAAGACTTATGACTTTAAATGGATAAATAGTGGTACAAGAGATTATGGTGTTATTGCACATGAAATGCAGGAAGTTTTACCTAATTACGTTATAAGAGAAAAAGATGCTCTTAATGAAGATGGTTCAATGCAAACACAAAGTGTTGACTACTCTAAAATAGTACCAATCTTAATAAAAGCAATACAAGAATTAAAGGCTGAAATTGACGAATTGAAAGCTAAATAATTTTACCTAAATTTGTAAAAATACCAACTATGAAAAAGATTGAACTAAACGAAGAGCATTTAAAGTCATTAGAGGCGTTTATAAACACTATACCTACAGCCTATGGATTACCATTGCTGAAGTTCTTAGGGGAGCTAAATGAGGCTCAAAATGGCCAACAAACGGATTCTAAAGAAGTAGAGGTAGAAGGATAATGAAAGACTGCGGATATGCTATACGAAAGGCTTATTTCGACAAGATAAATGCTAACAACTACGAGTTATCGGTATATGATACCATAGCTCCAGATGGTGCCGAGCCTCCA